TGTCTCGGGCTTTGCAACACTAGACAACGTTGATCAGACAGGTGACGTAGTTACCATGGAAGCAAGCATTAAAGCTTTTGAAAATTTCCGTGGAAACATTCGTGAGATGCACAGCTCAAACGCAGTAGGCAAAATGATTTCATTTAAGCCAGAAACATACTATGATGTAAAGTCACAAGAATTTTATAACGGAGTTTATGTAGATGCATATGTTTCAAAGGGCGCTCAGGATACCTGGGAAAAAGTTCTAGATGGAACACTAACAGGATTTTCAATCGGCGGAAAGATCATTGAATCAGACAACGAAGTTAACAAGTCAACTGGCAAGACTACAAGATTTATCAAAGATTACTCATTGATGGAGCTTTCAATTGTCGACTCTCCAGCAAACGAACTTTGCAACATCTTGTCTATATCTAAGATGAATGGCGAACTAATATTTAAGGGAATAGCAACTGAGGTCAAAGCAGAAAACATTTTTTATTGTGCAGACTCAGACTCAGTATTTATTTCAACAGAGGCATCATACGATTCCCCAGTTACAGGAAAGCCTGCAACACTAATTGGATGGGTAGAGTCAAATGATGTTAACAAAGCAAAAGAAATAAACAAGATTCTTGATTTACATAAAAAATCAAGATTGTCCACGCCTGAAACACAAATTGCAAAACAGGCAGACATAGAAGGAGGTAATGAAGTGTCAGAGAATACAGAAAACACAACAGTCGAAGAGACTGTAGTAGCAGAAGCACCAGTTGTTGCTGAAGAAGCACCAGCAGTTGAAGAAGCACCAGTAGAAGACGCTCCTGCCGAAACTCTAGAAAAAGCAGCCGATGTATCAGAAGTTATGGTTGATGAACCTGATTTTGCTAAAATGCTTGGCGACCTTAAGGGATTTTTCTCAGAGACATTGAATAAAGCTACAGAAGCAAATGCAGTACAGGTTTCAACAATTAAAGATACAGTTGAAGCGTTCAGCAAGAGCGTAGATAGCCGAATTTCAGAGTTGGCAGAACAACACACAGCACTCTCAACTGCTGTTGAAAATATCAAGAACACGATTGATGGTGTACAGAAGCGTGTCGATGCAGTAGAATCAGAGACTGCAATTAAGAAGTCCTCTGACCTTGGCGGGTCTCAGGAAGTAATGATCAAAAAATCAAAGTGGAACGGTTCTTTCCTTGGTTCCGTGAACGAAATTTTTAACTAAAATAAAGGTAGGTGAAAATATAAAATGAGTAATGAAAACTTAGAAAAAGCTATCGCTGCAGGTACAACTGCAACAGGTACTTTTGCAGGAGTTACAGGTGTCGGCGGTCAGCATAAAGCTGGCGAGTCAGGCAATGCTGGTCTCCTAAACGCAGAACAATCAGCTCGCTTCCTGGACTACATGTTCGACGCTACCGTAATTGGTAAGGTCGCCCGTACAGTTCGTATGAAGGCAGACACATCTGAGATTGATCGTATGTCCGTTGGTGAGAAGCTTATGAAGCTTGCAACCGAAGGTGACAATACAGCCGTAAATGGCGCAGTAACTTTCTCAAAAATCTCTTTGACAACAAAGAAACTCCGCATGGATTGGGAGCTTTCAACAGAGTCTCTAGAAGATAACATTGAAGGTGCAGATCTTGAAGATCATATTGCACGTTTGATGGCAACACAGGCAGGTAATGACATTGAAGATGTAATCCTCAATGGAGATACTGCACTAACAGGCGATGCCCTATACAAGTCATTTGATGGCGTTGTAAAGAAGGCAAAGGCTAATGCACACGTAGTAGATGCTCTTGGAGCAGGCGTAAGCCGTGAGTTGTTTAACAAGGCACTCAAGGCAATGCCACGTAAGTACAAGCAACGTCGTGCAGACCTTCGCTTCCTAGCAGGATCAAACCTGATTCAGGATTTCCTATATGCTAACAGCATTGGAACAAACCAAACAATTCCACAAGATATCGCATCAAGCGTAATCCGTGGTGGAACTGCACCTCTAGGTGGACCAGCAGGATATGTGGCACCATTCGCATTCGGTATTCCGATTGTTGAAGTACCACTTCTTAATGAGACACAGACAGGTTCATACACATCTCCATCAGGAGTACACGGCGACGTCCACTTGACATTCCCAAATAACGTAGTTATTGGTATCAAGCGTGATGTAACAGTTTACCGCTTCTTCGAGCCACGTAAGGACTCAATCGAGTACACATTGTATACTCGTGTTGGCGTTCAAATCGAGCAGGCAGACGCCTGGGTAGTTGTTCGCAACGTTAAGGTTGCTTCCTAATTAATTAGGATTTAACCAGCTGGAAAGGCCCCTAATTAATTTTAGGGGCTTTTCATTTTAATTTAACAATGCTATAATTGCTTTAAGTAGAAATAGGAGATTTACATGTCATTTGAGACATTGAAGATATCAGAGCTAAAAAAGATTGCAGAAGACTTTGCAGTCGATGCCGACGGCCTAAAGACTAAAGCCGACATTGTTGCCGCTCTTGCAGAAGAGGGCGTTACATGGTCTGTATATAACAGCACTATTAAAAAGATAGAAGAAGAGTCAGAAGATATGTCAGTAGAAATATTGCCAAAGTTTGATCCAAAAGCAGCACAGCCAGAAAACACAGTATTAGTAAGAATGACAAGAGAGAATTTTAGATTTGATATTATGGGAGTCACCTTTACAAAAGAACACCCATTCGTAGCAGTATCTGAAGATGTAGCACAAGAAATTTTTGATAAGGAGGAGGGCTTTAGATTAGCGTCTCCTAGAGAAGTACAGGAGTACTACAGTTAATCTAAGCCTATAAAATGGCAGAGATATTAATTAATTCACAATCACCGATTGTCCATCAGATCTTTTGGAATGGTGACATTGCAGTTGCTGACGCCTTACCTATTGTAAAAATATATGACGTAACGCTAGATGCAAGAGTTAGCCCTGCCGTACTCCCAACAACCGTACTTGCAACAATAACCTCTACACTAGACGAAAATAATCCTGGAACGTATGTGGTTAACGTGCCCTATGCTCTTACAAATAGAAACAAAACATTAAAGGTAAATTGGGAATACTCCGTAGGAGGGGTAGCGGTAGTAAGATCAGATGAAGTACAGGTAGTAACTCCATACATAGACTTCAACTATATTCAAGATCTTGGATATAGCACAGATTCTTCAGACCCGTCATACAAGTCTTACAAAGAATTAATTAGAGCAGAAAGATATGCTCGTAAACAAATAGAAGAATATACGGGTCAAAAGTTTTATCTCTATGACGAGACCTTGACGGTATATGGGTATGAGTATGATACTCTTCCATTGCCAGCTAAAATTTATCAACTTCACACATTGTCTGTAAACGACATACTTCTCAGAGACAATATTAATAATATTGATAACTGGAACTTCCCAGTTCAAATTTCTGAGAGCGGATATTCAATTAGAATCAATAGAGCAGGAATGGTAGACAATACCGTATATACTGCTAACGGAATGGTTCCTCCAAGTATTCACGATTATTCAGGAGTGTTTCACTCTGGAGTTCCTTACAAAGTATTTGCAAGATTTGGCTGGGAGAAAGTTCCTGAGAACGTAGAATTAGCAACAGCTGAATTGATGAAAGATTATTTTTCTAAGGATACTATCTGGCGCAACAAGTACGTAAAGTCTATATCTACATTCGATTGGGATTTTGAGTACACTGGAGATGCCTACACTGGCACAGGAAACGCCCTAGCAGATAATCTTTTAGCCGACTATGTCTTAACAATTAAAGCAGAGATTATATAATGAGTAGCATCGTAGACTCTGTCTTGTCTATGAATTTAGATGTTTATAGACAGTTTGAAACTCAGGATCCAGATACTGGAGCAATCGTAAAAGAGTGGAATTACTATAAAACAATTGCATGCCACGCAAAGGGTGTAATTAGCAACTCTGCAACTACTAGATCTAGCGATAAACAAATTTTTTCAAATAAGTATTTAAATGATCAGGTTATTCAGGTAAGAACTTCTGAAAAATTAACGATCAGAGAAAAGGTAACTAACGTAAGAGACGTCGAGGGTAATACAATTTGGAATGAAATTAATTATCCAAACGAGACCCCGACAGTATTTGAAGTAATGGGAACAACACCGATTACAGATCCATTTGGAAGAGTGATTGCTTATAACTCATCCCTAAAGAGATCGGAGAATCAGCAAATTGGACAATAGCGGAATGCTGATTCAAGCAGCAAGCGGACTTGAAAGAATGATGTACTCTAATCAAAACGGACCATTAAAAGATAGTACAGTAGCTCAAATATCAGCATACGTATATTATGAGGCAGCAGTTATATCTAAGCTAACCACCAATAGAGCATTTCAAAATTCATTTGGCAAGCTAATGTTTGATCAGATAAATCTGGACTTCGGTAACTATATAGATGCATTGGCTAGAAGTAAACCTAAGTCATTGCACCACGTTTACGAATGGAAGAAGACGGGCAACAAGTCAGCCAGACTATTTAAATTAAACAAGGGTGTACAAGTAGGATTATCATTTAGCATTAACTATCAGTTTTTGCCATCCAGAACAATAGTCCCATCATCCAATGGTAAAAGAAGACATATGTTTATTGACAAGGCTTCAGTCATGGAAAGAGGAGAGCCCTTGGTAATTAGGCCAAAGAACGCAGAGCGACTTGTTTTTGAGATAGATGGCGAAACGGTATTTATGCCAAAAGGAGCTTCGGTTACAGTTAAAAGACCTGGAGGCTCAGCGGCACGTAATCAATTTACACTGGCTCATTCAAGATTTTTTAGTGGCAATTTAATAAATGATTCAATCAAAAGATCTGGCTTTCAAAGACTGTTCAACTCAAGCATAACAAAAGCACTAGGTGTACCATCAAACATTAAAAGAGTTCAGTATTCATTTTCAGCAAATACTATTAGATCTCAGGCTGACTCAGCCTTGACCCTAGCATTTGGAGGTGCAATGTGACGGCTAACTACAAGTTGGATGCAATGCTAGAATTAAGAAAGTATCTATGGGAAGAGTTATCTAGCAGAGATATATTTGACGCAGATGATTATTGGAGCGATAACCTAAACGAGAATATTGTCCCAATTATTCCAGTTCAACAGGCTCCAGAATTAAATCAATTTATGAGCGGAAAGAAGCATATCGTCTATGACAAGATCGGGATGTCCTACGATGACAACTGGCTAATATGCTGTGAGCAGATTTTGTTTACCGTATATTCAACTGCGGTAGCGGAGATAAATGAGATTAGAAATTACATGACAGATGAGTTTAGAAGAATGGACGAGTCGGCTAGAGATATAAACAGATGGGCAGGACTTTCAGATAAGTTTAAATTCCATAGCGTACATATAGCCGACATATCCCCAACGGCGCCATCTGAAGAGCTTCAGGGATTCTTTTCTTCTGAGATTATCCTAGAGATAAAGTACTCAAGAGACACAGATACCAATGGGGCTTCAAGCACACTGGGCAGATTCCTCTAAGGTTTGCGTTTTTACCCATACTAATATAAACTTGGCTTAAGAGGAAAGAAGCCTAGCCAGCTTGAATTTAAGATTTAAATATATATATATTGAAATATAGGAGGAAAAAAAACTATGGCACAATCCGTAGGTAATGCTAGAAATATTCTAGTCGGTGCGTCACCACTGTTCTTGTCAACTATTGACGTTAACGACGCTGATTACATCGAAAACGCAGAAGCAGGCGTTGCTATTCCAGCAGGCGTTAAGACTGTTGGTGTACCAGCATTTGCAACAGGCGTATCATACGCTAACACATTGAATGCTGTTAACCAGACAGCAGGACTATTTGGATACCGCAACGTTGGTTTTACTAACAATGGTCTTCAAATTACATACAACCCAACATTCGACTCAGTAACTGTAGATCAGTTGCTCGATACAGCTAAGCTGTTCAAGTCTGCGATGGAAGTTATGATTGCAACAGAAATGTCAGAAGGTACTCTTGAGAACATTGCAACAGTATTCGGACAACCAGCATCAACTTTAACAACATCAGGAACTGGAACATCAAAGCAAGACGTACTCGGACTTGAGGCAGGTGCACTTGGTGCCGCCCCAACAGAGCGTCAGCTAATCGCAGTTGGACTAGCTCCAACAGCAAATTCAACAGCATCAGAGCGTGTATACTATGCTCGTAGAGTATTGTCTGTACAACAGTCACAATTCTCACTTGCTCGTACAACACCAACAACATTCCCAGTAACTTTCCGTTTACTCCCAGATGCTAGCTACGCTGGCTCAGAGTACGGCAAGATTATTGACCGTGTTCTAGTAGCGTAATAAATTTAATTTATTAACTATACACCAAAGGCCCCTAAGAAATTAGGGGCTTTTGTGGTTGTATTAGGATATTTCTTTTAGTATAATGTTTATGAGTAGATCCTAGGAGGACCTAAATTGGCAACAACAGTATATAGCGTAGAAGAGGTACAGCTTCAAAACGGTCAGACCGTAAAGCTAAAGCCACTATCAATAGCAGAGCTTCGTAAGTTTATGCTAGCAGTTAAGAGAACAGCAGAATCAGAAACAGAAGATGAGACCCTAAACATCTTGATTGATGCATGTGCAATTGCAATAGAAAGACAACTTCCAGAACTAGTAGCAGATAGAGAAGCATTTGAGAACGCCTTAGATGTTCCAACTATGAATCGCATCCTAGAAGTTTGCGGAGGGATTAAGCTTGACGACCCAAACCTACTAGCGGCAGCGGTTCTGGCTGGTCAGAACTAGACTTAGCCGCTTTAGAAGGGGAAGTTTTTTTACTAGGACATTGGAAGAATTACCAGGAACTAGAAGAAAATCTTTCAATGCCAGAACTTGTAAATACTTTAAAGGCTTTAAAGAAAAAGGATTACGACAGTAAAAAGTTTCAGGCTTCTTTAGCTGGAGTAGATATAGGCGAATACGAAGAAGAAAAGAAAACTTCTAGTTTCGACGAGATACAGTTGAGAGCTGCAGGCATAACTGCTAGCGCAGACGATGTTGTATCACTTCAAGGAAGATTCGCAGCAGATGCTGGTTTCGGAATTGGAGCAGGACTAGGATACGTTAAGGAGTAATCTGAATACAAATGGCTGACGAAACAATCAGTACCAAGATAGTCGCTAATGCCGACTTTTCAGGTCTTATCGCCGATGTGCATAAGGTTACAGCCAGCCTATCAAAACTTCAGGAAAAATTAGCTAGCTCTAATAAGATGATGGCAAATCAAATTGCCGTCATGAACAGATCATTTTCTGACACACTAAGAAGCACTGGTCAGTTCTCTACACACTTTGTAAGTTTAACTTCAGATGTAGAAAAGTTTGGAAGAAATCTAGATGGCGGAAAGTTAAAGTTAAATCAATACTTTAATGCTTTTAGAGATCAGACTAAAACATCTGGTGGTCTTATTAGAGATCTAGCAAAACAACAGGTAGCATTACAAAACGCAGTTCTTCAGCCACTTGGAAGAAATGCACAAGGTCTTATGCAGTTCAATGTTCAAGTTCCAAGAGGACTTGATACAGTAAAGAACGCTGCAGCATTAGCAAGAACAGAACTTCAAATTATGAATAAGGTTGTCCAGGATGGTGCTGGTCAAATTATTAACTTCGGTAAAAATACTCAGTGGACAGGTCGTCAGTTAACAGTAGGACTTACCGTACCTCTAGTAGCATTTGGCAACGCCGCTGCAAAAGCGTTTAGAGAAGCAGATCAAGAATTAGTAAGATTAACAAAGGTTTATGGTGATGTTGCAGGAACTTCTGCAGTAGAGTTAGGCAAAGTAAGAGATGATGTTGTTCAAACAGCAAAGGAAATTTCACAGGCTATGGGAGTTTCCTTTAAAGAAACCATTGGGCTAGCGGCAGATATTGCAGCAACTGGAAAAACTGGAGACGAGCTTTTAGGCTCAGTTAAAGAAACAACAAGACTTGCTGTGCTTGGAGAAGTAGATCGTCAAGAAGCCATGAAGGCAACACTAGCTATTCAGTCTGCATTTAAATCTAATACAGATGAATTAGCAGACTCAATTAACTTTCTTAACGCAGTTGAAAACCAGACATCAACAACTCTTAACGATTTAGTAGAAGCAATTCCTAAAGCTGGACCCGTTGTTAAAGGACTTGGTGGAGACGTAAAAGATTTAGCTTTATATTTAACGGCTATGCGAGAAGGCGGAATTAATGCATCAGAAGGTGCAAATGCTTTAAAGTCTGCTTTAGCATCTTTAATTAACCCAACAGATGTAGCTGTTAAAAAGTTTCAGGGGCTAGGCATCGATTTGCTGGGCATAGTAAATAATAATGCTGGAAACCTAACTGGAACTTTGATGGCATTGCAGGGAGCTTTAGATTCTTTAGATCCGTTACAGAAACAACAGGCAATTGAGCAATTGTTTGGTAAGTTTCAGTTTTCAAGACTTAACGCTCTTTTTGAAAACCTAGGAAAACAAGGAAGCCAAACTTTAAAAGTTTTAGATTTAATGAATGAGTCTACTGCAGGATTAGCTCAGGTGGCTGATCGAGAATTAACAGCAGTAACAGAGTCAGCATCTGGTAAATATAGAAGAGCTCTAGAAGGGCTAAAGGCTTCTTTAGCCGAAGTAGGAGAACAATTTTTACAAATTAATACTGTTTTAATTACAGTAATAGATAAGATAGTTCAGTTTGCTATGAACTTGCCTGGTCCAGTTAAGCAGATACTAGCACTACTTGGTGGAGTTACAGCAATAGCTGGCCCACTTATTATGTTAACTGGTCTTCTTGCAAACTTCTTTGGTAACATGGCAAAGGGTGTATTCCACATAAAGGCTTTCTTAAAGGGTGGAGAAGGATTTAAATACCTAACACCAGAAATGCTAGCAGCAGAAAAAGCTGGAAAGCTAGTAGAACAATCTTTTTATAGCGATGCAAAAGCAGCAGCAGTATTACAGCAAGCCCTAAGAAACCTATTAGATGAATTTTCTCTACTAGAAGCAAAGGCAAAGTCTGGCTCAATAGCTGTAAATCCAGCAGTCAGCACGATGGCTGGAAATCTTGTTATGGCAAGCGGAAGAGTTGTTAACCCAGCACATCCTCTAGTTGGCGCAATGGGATCTCGTGCAAGCACTCACATGGTTCCTAGATCTGGAATGACAGAGACTGAAAGACTTCAGCAAACAATATTTGGAATGGTTCCAGGATCAATCCCAGTAAATCAAAAAATTGGTCAAAACCCTCAAATATATATGAATGATAATTTGCCAGATGTTCCTGGACTTACTAAAATAGGTGGAACATCAACTGGAATTGTTGCAGGCGAAGCTGCAAAGCACCACGCAATGATGGCGACACTTGCAATGCAATCTAAAGCAGAAATAGACGAGCTTAAGAAACAAATGGTTGCAACTGGATTATTAAGCAAAGACTTTATGAATCAATTTGATGACATATTGCCAATTGTTTCAAAGCTAACAGATAACGCTGCAAGAGAGTCTGCGTTAATTGTTTCTGAATTACGTGCAGGTAAACTAAACGTTGAGCAAGCTAGAGCAAAAATTATAGCATTAAACTTAGAAACAGAAAGAATGATTTCTTCATCCATGCAGGCTCATGCAACTTCAATGGGAAGAACTATAAACCCAACAATGGTTCCTACATTAAACCAGCCTGTAGTAGATGCTGCTGGCAAATCTAATATGAGAGAGCTATTCAAAAAAGGAAAGACTAGAGACTTTATTAATAAAGTAGCTGGAGCCCTAGGAGTGAGAACTTCAGGAGCAGGATATAATATTGAAACAACAGTTCCAAAAAGATTAAATAGAGGAAACATTGTTCCAGGAACTGGCAATACAGATACAGTTCCAGCAATGCTTACCCCAGGAGAATTTGTTGTAAATAAAGAAGCAACCGCAGAGAATCTTCCTTTATTGCATGCAATCAATCAAGGAAACTTTGGAGGATCGGTATCTTCTGAAACTAGAAACTATGGTCCTATAAATCCAGCTCTTATGGCAAGTGTTGGAAAGATGTTTTCTAGAACTGGAAGTTTTGCTAGAAGATGGTTCTGGGATACAAGCACAGGATCAAGCCTTGCTGGACAAAGAAGTTCTTTAATTAGATCTATTTCTAAAAGACCTATTTTAAATAGAAATGGAGTTCCTTACACAGAAGCAGAATTAAGAAAAGCGCCAAAAGAAGAAATACAATCCTTATGGGCTAATTATGATAGAGGTCACGTAGCCCCACACAGATCAATCAGCGGAAGCGACAGCTACTTTGCGCCAGGAATACTCATGCCTATGTTTAGGGGCTCTAATAGATCTATGATTAGCGGTGGAGATCCTGTAGCAATTGCAAAAAGTTTAGAAACCCAATCAATTCATCCAACAGTATTTTTAGATGAAGCGGCAGAAGCATTTGGATATACGGCTGGTGCAAGAACAGATGCTGCTTATAATGCACTTGTAAAAGCTTTATATGGCAGAGGTAATAAAAAGTTTGATCCAAAGTCTGGGGACTCCTTTGAAAAATTTGCATTTGACACAATTTCTCCATTTTTAAAAAATATTAAAAACGGTAGTGGCGCAAATCTTCTAGATGATCTTTCAAGAATTGGAACATTAAGAGGAACTCAATCTAATAGATCTTCTACTGGATCTGGAATAGGTTCTATAGGACCGTATGCAATTGCAGATGATTACTTTAATCTTAAAATGAATTCTGGTGGAATGGTTCCAGGTTACAACGCAGGCGGAGTTATAGGAAATGTATTAAAGAGCACTGCATTTAAAAATCTAGGCGCAAGATTTGGTAAAATTGGAGATAGCTGGGGAGCTACCTCATTGTCTATTGGAATGGGCAAAAAGCTATTCGGAAGCGCTGGACTTACTCCTAAAGCACAAAACTTAATGTATGGAAAGCTTATTGAAAATCTTGAAAGAGAAAGACCATATGGTTATGTAAAAGATGCTCAAGGGCATCTTAAAAATGCTTTAGAGCCACACGTTGTAGATACACTTCTTAAATCAGCCGCAGGAGATGTTCTTAGCTCAGGAGGCAAAAGTTTAAGTAAAATTGACAGAGAAATATTGCGAACTAAATTTGCAAATTGGGATTCAAAGTCATGGACACCTTCAACTAGTAAAGTAAGAAAGCAAATGTTTGGAATGAACAAGGGCGGAATGGTGCCAGGAGTTCAATACCTTAATAATGGTGGAATGGTACAAGGCATTCAATATTTAGAAGATGGAGGAGAAGTTGCTCCACGTAGAGGTGGAATGATAAGAGGGCTAATTGCTGGATCAGCAGTCGGTCTAGGCGGACAGATGCTTGGATCAAAGGTTGGGGGACCAATTGGAACTGCTATACAAATAGCATCTATGATTGCAAGCATGGGAATGGGCTTTGGTGCTGGTGGAGGCGCTAAGGGCGGCGGCATGGTATCCAGACAAATGGATAAAATTCCTACACAATTAAAACAACCAATAGGTCCATTAAATGGATTGGCACAAGCAGCGGCAAAAACTGGAGGAAGCCTTTCAGGAATACTAAGAGTGTTTGGTCCGATTCTTAAGGGATTCTCAACACTACTTAAGTTAACTAGTCCTTTAGGATTAGCATTTACTGGACTTACCACAGCCGTAGGCTTATTTGTTAAGATAAAAAGAGAACAAGCAAAGGCTTTGGAAACAGGAAGACTTGCATACGGAATGGATGCAGAAGCTGCTGAAAAAGCAGGCTTTAAATATACTGACTATAACGCTAAAATAAAAACAGCCATTGAAGATGCAAAAGCATTAAAAGAAAAAAATATAATGGTTTACGAAAGCATGACAAGAGCTAACGTTCCAATGACTATGACAATTGAGCAATACAAAAAGCTTAAGGAACAAGTAAAGTCGACAATGGGAAGCTATATAGATCTATTTAGCCAAACAGATAGAAAAGATGTTGGCACAGTAGCTATTCAATTAAAGGCACAGTTTATGGCAGCAGGAGATTCTGCAGAAACTGCTACAGCTAAAATATTTACAATGATTAAGCAGTCTGAAAATGCTAACATGGCTGCACAGGCAATTAGCACTAATGCTTTCCAAAGCATTCAAAATATGGAGCAGGCTTCGGCACAGACAGTAAAAACTTTTGAGGCTGCAATGAAAACTGGAGATGCTGAATCGCAAGCCAGAGCATTGCACAGTGTATTCCAAGCAATGGATGCGAGCCTACAATCAACTGTCGATGAGCAAAAGAAATTGGGAGATACTGGAGAAGATACTGCAAATAGAGTTGCTTCAGCGGTTGAAAATAAGCTAAATAAAATAAACCAGCTATTTGGAACTCAGGCAAATCTATCTAAGGGTGTTATTGACGAAATAGGGAAAACAGACCCACTTTTGGCTGAAATGCTAAACGACACAGATACACTAAATAGTGCATGGGCTAAGTACAGATTAACTATTAGCGGAGTTGCTATGAATTTCCAATTTATGAGTGGCGAAGCAGCAATTGCCGCAAATCAATTAAATGAAATAGTAAAGGCCCAAGTTCAGCTTAACCCTGCTGTTGTAGCTGCAAACAAAACATATAAGGGCATGACTGATGAGATTGCAAGACTTGAAAAAGCCCAAAAGGGCCAGTCTGTAAAAGCTCAATATAATGCTAAAGAAGAAACCGAGAGACTACAAAAACAAATTGCAGCAATTAAAAAAGCTGCCCAAGATAAAATTGAAGGAATTCGCAAAGCAACTGATGCAGAAAATACTCAGTTAGAAATTCAGAAGGCTCAGCTAAGAGCTCAACAGCAATTAATCCAAGGCAATATGTCTGCATATGCTGAAGAGCAAATGACTATTGAGCAGTTAATGAATGAGTCTAATCGTAAAGATGCAGAAGAAGCAATTCTTGCTAAAGCAGACATTGATATTAAGCCTCTTCAGGATAAGCTAGATGCTATGGCAGACAAGCAAGAGGCCATGGCCAAGAAGGCGGCTCTTGCGGGGGAAAGCCTAACTGGACTAAGATCTAAGGCTGATACATATAATTCTGGATTAACAGAGTACACAACTAATCTTAATAACCTAATGCTAAAGCTCCAAATAGAAGGAGACAAGTTTAAGATGACTGATGAGTTCAAGACAACCATGACTGCTCTTGAAAAGTTAGGAACATCTTTAGGCATAAAGACCACACCTCAACAGGTATTAGATCAGATCGGTGCGGCACTTGCTAAAAATCAAATTATAGCGCAACAGGTTAATATCTTAACTGGTAAAATTAGAGATGGAAGCATAACTGGAGCTGGAACATTTAAAGACCCATTTAGCTTAGGTGCACAAGGCATTGGAACCAAGGGAGATATTCAGGGTGCAAGCCTTAAGAATTATGGAAACGTATTAAAAGACTTTGGTGAAATGGGAATTAGCCAGAAGCTTAAGAACTTTGCTTACAAGCAAGGCTTAGTAATGGGAGATTATTTTTCAGCAGAAGACGAAAAGGGACTTGTTTCTGTGTTTAAGGTAAAAGATGAAGACGGAAATATTGAAAGAGTAAAAAATCCTTATGTAAAGAAATGGGGCGGCGGACCAGTAGTTAAAGGACAAACATATGCTACAAATGATAAGCTTAATGCTCTAGGATATCAGCAAGAAGGCTTTATACCGTTTACTCCACAAGTAAGTGGAACTATTTATCCAAATATTGCCACTATGCCGAGATACGATATTGGATCTGGAACTAAAATGACTGGGGTTAATATTAGCAATAGTCCAAGCAGCAACAATATTTATAATATTGATATAGCGTTAAATGGTACAACTGTTACTGCAGAGGATGTAATGCGTAGCTTTAAGAGAGAGCTTGCGTTAGTCAATGCAAAAGAAGGAATTGACAGAAGATTTGGAGGAAGCCACTAATGCCTATGATTTTACCTAGAGGTTCGGTTTTGAGTATAGAAGCAAAAGATCTTCTAGCAACTCCAGAAGGAACTACTAAAATTTGGAATAAGATTACTGAGCACAACAGATCAGATATTGGCATATCTATAGAAAGAATTGAAAAAGCTGTAAGAACCTCTAACGGAACGTTAAGAAAGAACCATGTTGCAGACAAAAGAAGGTTCTCTCTATCCTGGACAATGCTTCCATCTTATCGCACATTAACAGTTGATGGTGCATGGGGAGCAGAAGATTTAAGATCATTCTATCTAAGCGACGACGGTAAAAAAGAATTTAATATAAGACTTAACCTGGCAAAGGGTGGGGCAGACACATCTTCTTCAGGTGCTCTGTATACGCCAAACATGGCAAAGACATCATCAGAGCTTTATACTGTGGTATTTGGAGGCTGTAATTTTTCAGTTGTAAAACGTGGTCTACAGCCACACTGGAATATTTCTATTGAACTGGAAGAGGTATAATGATTTCGTCTCCTGCAGTTAAAACATTACTAGAAGAAAATACTACAATTCAAACTAACATTGGTTGCACCATCGAATATAATATGAATTCAATGGTAGACAACATTTCCGTTGTTGGAACAGATTACGTTAGAGCAGATGGAGCTAAGCCGTATCAAAAGCTATTTCCATCATCTTCTGTTGTTAAGGCATTTAGACCGCTTGGTGCTGGAATCAAGTACGGAATCTTTGGAGACGTAGCTCTTAATACATGGAAAGATCCTAAAAAAGTAGAGTACCCTTTAAACTTTAGAACATATTACCCTGGACTAGATACATACTATAAGTATTGGGTATCTCAAAAAGGCACTGGGGCAGATATAACAATTACTTATCCACAGGCGGTTTTAACTAATAAGATAGTTGTTAGATTTGAAATATCTCATTCTATTCCTGCAACATGGTCTGTGTATAAACAGGGCAACAGTCTTCTTGCAGAAGGAACAAGCGCTGCAATAAAACTTTTTACAACTAGTGGAGCAAAAAACTATGATGCTGGAACACTAACTCTTTACTATAACGGCACATCCTGGGTAACCACAGAGCCTGCAACAATTGCAGCACCAGTATCAATAACAGTTTTAAAGCTAGTAACGGCAGGCGTTACTAATGCCCACGTTGGAGTTATTGAAGTTTCTCCTAGATGGGTAGCCGATATAACAGATCACATTGTTGGATTTAGTACAAGTCAAGAGTCTTCTACTAGTGCAGATGATATTCTTCCAGTTGGAAAAGTTTCTGCAAATTCATTATCTTTGGATCTGGTTTCATATGAAGCAGCTAGAAAAATTATTACTTATGATAAGGGTACCGCCTTTAGTGCTTCTAACCTATACATGTATAAGTCCGCAGAATTAAAGCCATACATAAAAGTATATTATTCAGCAGCACCATATACTGATTCAAAAGGAACTTATGAGAAGGTAAAGCAAGGAACATATTATATTGACAATTGGAGCACCTCAGAGTTCGGAGACATTTCTTTAGACGCACTAGATGGTGCAAAGTTTCTTCAAGATATATCCTGCCCTGGAATGGTTTCTAAAGATTCTACTGCGGTAGGAATTATTAGAAGGCTTTTAGATAACGTTGGATTTACAAACTATAATATAAATTACAAAACAGATTCTGCTGGAAAGATAACAGACACATCTATCCTTAGCCCGTTCTATTGGTGGACAGATGACGGAGAAACCGTATGGAATGCTATTCAGGAATTATGTAGAGATTCTCAAATGGTAGCCACATTTGACGAAAATAATGTTTTGCAATTTTACACAAGAGACTATTTGTTTTCTAGAACAGATGCTCATTGGAATTTTAAATACTCAAAGGAAGGCAACACACTTCCTAATATTATTTCTTTTGAAAAGAAAGATTTGCCAGCAGTTAATCAGGTAAAGGTTTTATGGAGCCCAGTAACATCTAGTCAGCTTATCGGAGATGGACAGCCGCTATGGAAGTCTGGATCTGCATACTTGGGCGCATATTCTTTATCAACAGATATTCCCGCTAGCACAAGCGGAGGCGGGGCTGGAACAGAAATTAGCCTAGTCCCTATAACAGTTAATCAAGACCTTAAGCAGATTATATATAACTTTGCTGGATACCTAGTTATAGATTCTGAAATCATAGAGTATGATGCAATTGAATATCAATATATAAATACTACACTAGGCATAACAAAGGTATGGATAACTCAAGTATCTGATCTACAAAAAATAGCTAATGATATTACCACTACCCTTTCAGCAAATAAAGCAATTGGGCAAACTGGAAAGATTAGGATCAAGACCAGAGGAGCATTTGGAACCAGCGCCGTAGCTCATGCAAAAACTGGATCAGTTACTGGGTGGACTGGATTTGATAATACATTTAGAACTAGTTCTGAAAATACGCAAGGGTCAAGCACTCCTTCAACTATTTCTCAGATTACTGCAACCATTCCAGACATAAATGTTACTCCTCCAGAATCAGAAGAAGCAGAAGTTTCTCCAGTTAAATTAATTCAAAAATCTTTATTCCAGATAACATCTAGCGGGTCGGCTGACAAACAAAATAAATATTCTGTTTCTGTAAAAGATATGGAGATAGCAGATACTGGAAACTTCTATAATTTTGGAACAGGTTTATTTTTTAAAGGGGCTAAAAACGATACAAAGGGATCTGGCGGTATAGGATTTTTTACAAGCTCAAACGGACTTGATGGATATTATGTTAAATTAGAAACAACAAGTAATCTTCCAGAAAGTGGATCAGATAGGCCTTTATCTATTTTTAAAGTAAAAAATGGAGTAATTACTCCTCTAAAAGATACTCAAGAAAAGGGGAGCAATAAATCTCTAGCCTATTTAGCTCAGGGAGTTTCTTATAAGGTTGATATCCGTGTAAAGATTGAAAGCTCAATTGTTGCCATAGATGTTTTTATTAATAACTTTAAGGTAACAGCGGTTGACTCAACAAATATAATTTCTCCAACAAGTAACGTTGCCCTATTCTCAAATGCCAACTCAACATTTTTTGATTATGTTTATTCTATTCCTCTTAACGAAACTCAATACAATGATGGAGTAATTGGAAATCAATACTCTGGAAGATTTGGATCAACCACCTTAGACTTTTTGTATGGAGATAAGCTTTCAAGCGGGTTTGAAAATAGTGGAATATCTGGTGGAGCCATAGATGAATTTGGAACTGTAGCAAGAGAACTTTTAAAGGTAAATATTAAATATGATTCTAGACCAGCATTCCCAATCATAACCAGCCTTGGCTTAAACAAATTTGTAGAACTTCTGGGGTACAGGTTAAACTCTTTCGGCGCCGAGGTTTATGTTCTAAATAATGCTGGTACCTTTATTCCATTAGACGACTCAAAGTTTGCCTCATTTAGTATAATTGGAAATACACTAGTTCAGTCTGGTCAAAATGAATACATTGACAAAACAATAAACGAGTTTACCGTTCCAGAGCAGGTCACATTTGAGTCGGTTTGGATTCAAAGAGAGTCTGATGCCAAGAGTCTTTCAGACTGGATAAAAGCTCAGTGGTCAAAGAAGCAGTCTGTTTGCGAACTAGAAGTTTTCTCAAACCCCTTGATTTCTGTAGGAGATATTGTTACAATTAACTATCCAGCCAATGGACTAGACGGCACACAAAAATTTATAGTATCAAATATTAACAATTCATTTGACGGGGGGCTAAGTACCAGAATAACAACTAGATCTATTTATAGTTCATAAATGGTATAATAAAAAAATGGTATCCTCAAATAAGAAAAAGCCTTCAGTAAGCGGACAGCCAAATACGGCTGCCCTGGTTACCGTTGAGGGATCCGAACTTGATTTCTATACAAATAAAAACTATCTAGCTTATCAGCTAGCTCAATATGCGGCGGCACAAAGAGACGGCAAATTTGCTAATGATAAGATTGGCGACGACGTCCCAGGCGATGAAGAAGAAGAGACGGGCGAAGAAGAAGAGACTGGAGAAGGAGAAGAAAGCTCAGAGGGAGAAGGAAAAGGCAGACCAAGTCTTTCTGATATTGAAATAGTATCAAACGAGGTTGTGCTGGGTGTAGGAGATATCCCTAGTGCAAAAATAGTATTTAAGGTTAAGAATAGTAGTGGAGTGGAACTAAAAGCAATAAATGTAAGAGTGGAGAAAAAATGATAACTAAATTTGGAAAAAGGTTTTTGACAAGTTACCTTTCTGGTAACAACGACTTTGCTTCAAGAGAATTAGCTCTAGGGATTGGATCATCAACACCTAATGTAAAAGGCAATGATACAAAATTAGATTTCGAGTTCTATCGTTTGCCAGTAGAATTATCTGGCTTTAATATTCTGCAGTCTGGCGTAGACGTAGATGGAGATCCAGTCTACAGCTACTTTGTTACATACAAGTCGACAATTCCACAAGATGTATCTGGAGTAGTTTCTGAGGTGGGGCTATATCCTGGAGACAGACAGTCATTTAATAACTTCGATAGTAAATTTATTACATCTTTTACAAATGAGTTTAACTGGTTTAATGGATCTGATAATCCTACGTCACAGGGTAATACACAGGACGCTAGCGGAAATTATACATTTTTATCAAAGGTTAGCGATAGCATGATAAAGGTTGATGTGTCTTCAGGACAAACAAAAGAATACATAAACTCTCTTATCTCTGATGATATATCTGGATACAGTATAAACGACACCATATCTATTGCGTACAAAAAAGCAGACAATAATTTATCTAAGATCAGAGTAAAGTTTTACAGCTCTGATTTAGCATATTATTATGTAGACTTTACGCCACTGTCTGGAACTGGAGATCGAATACAAACTCTTACGCTAAACAATCTTTTTTCAAACTATACAGCTGCACCTAACTTACCAGACCCATCTTCAATTATAAAAATTGGTGTGGCGACAACTGCATCAGGAGGCAACACAACCGTGTACTTTGATGCGATAAGAATAAATGACGAAGATACATTTGACCCAGGGTACGGCTTAATCAGCAGATCTGTTCTGTCAACCCCATTAATTAAAAAAGCTGGTAGACCAGTAGATATTGAATATAAGCTGCAGTTGGATTTCTAAATGAGTAAAGACGCAGAATACGATGCAAAGAACTTTCCAGCTGACTTAAACAAAAACAATAAAGTCAAAACTGGGCAAGACTACTTTACAATACCTGTTGTAGATTTAAACATCGGGCAGACGTATTCTTTTAATTTTCAGTGGGTGTACCCAAGTGGCAAAGTAAGTCCTTGGTCAGACGGATATTCAGTAACAGCAGCATCTTATGTTTCTAAATTAACTAAGCCCACAATTACGGTTACCCCAGCATCACTGGGCTATACAGTTTCTTACACTAAGCAAACTGATAAAAATTTTGACAACGCTATTATTGAAGAGGCAGTCTCTACATCAAATACAGCCCCAACAACTGGATATCAAGAAGTTGGAGTAACATCTTCAAACCCAATAACAATAACAGTTGGAGATGTTTTAAAAAGATGGGTAAGATTAAAGCTTACGGATAAAATTGCTGGCAACACAGCCTACTCAGATCCAGTATCAGTTACCCCTATAGACCCAGTAGCAGCATCTTTAGACTCTACTCCTCCCGCATCAGCAAGCAGCGTTGTGGCAATATGGTCTGGTAACAATATATTAATTACAGCAACAGTTGACGCTGACTCAAAAAAGTTTATTATAAAACTTACAAATGGAGTTAATGATGGTTTCTTTACTAAATTCCCATCAACATCTGGAACTTCACAATCAATATTAATTACACAATCCGAGCTGTTCAATACTTTTGGAGAGTACTATACTTCATTTACAGGTTTATTTATTTCAGCAGACTCTTTTGACAATCGTGATTCTGGAGCATCATTTGTAGTAGGTACAAAAACAAATCCTTTATTGAACATAGTTCCTTCATTTACACTAACTGGAATTACAAATGGTTACACTGCAACATGGACATTGCCACCAGGTGCTTCTTATGCAAAAGTTTACGAGTCTGGAACATCCTGGGGCGCAGGAGATCCTTCAGAATCTGATTTAGTATTTAGTGGTTCAAGCCCCGCAATTATAAAGAAAACTGTTTACACTCAAAGATTTGTTAAGATAAGATTTGTAACTGACGATGGATTTACATCATCTTGGTCTGATCAGCAGACGGTTACCCCTATTGATGCCATTGCTGCAGATGTTAATGCTCCTAGCGCACCAGCAACAATATCTGCTACGGCAGGAACAGATAGCACTGGAACAGTAGGCTTTAATGGTTTTGTTAATATAAGTTGGGGAGCAGTATCTGATTCAACTCTTCGTGGATATAGAATTAGATTTAGGCCATACAAGGCATCAGCCCCATTTGAAAATTATTCTTATGTAGACTCTCCAGGAACAGGAACAGCCTACAGACTTGCAGGATTAGCTCTAGGTACTACTTATGAAGTAGGTATTGCTTCTTATGATGAATTTAATAATACTTCTTCTGCATACACTGCCCTTTCTCCAAACATTCAAGTAACAGGGTCACCATTTATTGGTACAAATGTTTCTACTACTGGGTATTTTGAGGCTGGAGTAAGCGGAACAGATACTGGAACATTTAAGTTTGGTTACGGAGTAGATACAGGTAAGCGAGGCCTTGTTTTAAATGCAAGCAACTACTGGTACATTGACTCTGCCCAGTCTGCATTATTTAAAATAGGTGGAGCATCAAACAACTTTGTTTCCTGGAATGGAACCAAGTTATCTATTGATGGAGATTTAGGAGTTGCAGGCGGAACAACTATTGGTGGCAATATTTCTATGGGAGCATCTGGTGCTTCTATTTTTCAAGGAACATTAAATGGATCTGGAAATTTAAACAGCGACGGATTTTTGTTAAATAGTGGCGGGCTTGTAATTAAAAAGGGTTCTGTTCAATTAAGACTTGATACTTCAGACGGTGGAATCTATGCACAATACGGACAAATTGCTGGATGGACAATTGACTCATCTAAACTTGAAAGAGGATCTGCTGGAACATACACTGGAATAAGTTCTTCTGGGACATATGCAATTTGGGCTGGCTCTGATGTATCTGCTGGAAACGCAGCGGCTAATTTTTCAGTAACTCCAGCTGGCGCTGTAATAGCAAAAAATATAACAATTACAGGAGGCTCTCTGACAGTAGGAGCATCTTCAATTGCAGCATCTACTGGAAAACTTATATCAACAGATGCAGAAATTACTGGAAAGATTACAGCAAATTCTGGAACCATTACTGGCAACTTAGATATTACTGGAACATTTTTTATAGGAGCAAGCGCTAGTTCTGGAGATAGAATTTTAATAAATTCTGGTGGAATTGCTGCATATGCAAGTGGAGACGCTTCACCAAGATTTCAATTAGCAAAAGATGGTACTGGGAAAATTGGCGGATGGACTATTAATGCCACATCTTTATCTTCTGCAGGAATAACATTAGATTCTGGTTCTCAAAATATAAGTTTTACAAATGGATTTTTAATAGATAATGACAATACTACTACATTTAATAGGGCTGGCGGCACTCAAGCATCATCTACATATTACGCATCAGATGTAACAAATACAGACGGATCCGTTCAAGACTCTTTCGTCTCCCTCGCTCCAGATCAAACAGTACAAAGCTCTATTAGGATTAGGCCGTCTTCTGGCTATAACACTTCTTCCCCAGCATTACTTTTGTCAACAGCTGGATACTCTACTTTACAAGCTGGTGGGTCATACATCAGCTTAGGCAGTACAGGAGTTGTTATTAATACTAACACAACTGGTGGCATTGTGCTTAAAGGATTTGCAAGCGCATATCACAGAATGTATGATGCCTCCAAAGAAGCAGGAGCAGTTCTACAAATTTTTAGTGATGGAAGAGTTACAGCTGGTAGAGCATTCTATAGATCTGGTGCTGCAGAAAGTTCTATTACCAACATAAATCATGGTACCTGGCCCTACGTTGGGCTTATAGGTGATGTTATATTTAGTACGGCGGATTAACGATGGCAGGCAAGTCATATATAAAAGTTGGCTATTACGACTGGGACCGAATAAAAAAGATGTACATAAAGACTGGCGGTCAAACCTGGTCGGCAATTAGAAAAGCATATGTAAAAACTAATACTGGCTGGCGTAAAGTATTTGATACTGCTAGCAATAGACCCTTTATTGCAGGAAACGATATACCAAAAATAAGACTTAATACTTTTAGAACTGGTAGTTCATATAATCCTGCTGGAACATTAGATGATCCAGTTGACCCATTAGTCGAAGCACCACCAGTCCAGCAAATGGGTCCAAACTGGACATCTCCAACCTACGGATGGCCGTACGAAAGCCTTGGAAGACATTTGTGGGGATACGATGGAACTTGGACATCTGGAAACGGTAGCTCAATGACTTTTGTGTATACATGGCTTTATAATCTTACTGGGAATAGAAATGATAATACTGCTGAGCTTAATGCAACATCAACTACTGGCAGAACTGATATGCTTACTAACTTATCTAGTCATCTAGGACAAAGTGACGGAGATTACTTTGATAAAAACTTTCTTACATTTAGAGTAACCGCAACTAATTCTGCAGGAAACGCATCGGCTGAAAGTGCACCAGTATATATAGTCAGAGAAGTTCCTACTGGATCTATTACAATGGTTTCTCCAGGAACAGCTGCTGCAAATTCAACAATGTCTGCCACGTTTACATACAGCAATAACTGGTATAACAAAACAAATGTTTCTAATTCATATATAGAATGGTTCGCCGTAGATAATCTTGGAGACTCTCTTACAAATTCTAATCGTGTTCAAATAGAGTATTTATCCTCTATTACAGTTACTGGCACAACAACAAAATCTGGAACAGCAACTCATGTTCCAACAATAGGGAATAAGTATTATTATGTAAGAATGACTTTAAACAATTCGGGAACTGAAAATGCAGTCATACCAATAACTGGATTTACTCCAAAATCTTCCGTAACATCTCAAGCTAATAAAACAGCTAGAACAGGCATAGCTGCAACATCCCCAACATCAATTACTGCTACAAATAATGGAAGTACTACAACTGTATTTATATCTTGGTCTGGCGCATCTAATGCTAGTTACTATAGGGTTAGATGGGCTGGTTTTCAAGATACATCAGTTGATCCCGCAGTTTATTATGACAAGCAAATAACAGCATCTAGCTCAACTTCTGGTTCATGGAATTGGGGTCCTTCTGATCCAGATAAAGATGGGGCAGTGCCATTTAATGGCACTGCATATTATTACCACGTATCATCTTCTGCAGACGGAACTACTTGGAGTCCCTACACCGTAAGCAGCACTGCGGTTGGAACAGCCCAGTCTTACAATGTTAGCTGGAATGGAAATGGCGGATCTTCAGGAAATGAAGGTATTCCGTGGTCATTTATTGCAGGAGGCTCTGTTACAGTTCCCTCAGTAAACAGGATAGGGTACACCTTTGTTAGATGGACAGATACTGCATCTGGAGATTATACTTATACAACTACTGGAGGAACTTTTTTTCCTCCATCTCAAAATATTACTATGTATGCAAGATGGCAGGTAAATGTCTGTACTATTCCAGATGTTATAGGAATGACAGAAATTAATGCATCAAATGCTGTTAACACTGCTGGATTTTTCTACGAGTATACTGATTACATTGACACTACTAATGCTTCAATAGCTGGAACAGTTGCTGCAATAGATCCACCAGTAGGATCTCAGCCAGGGTGTGCTACAAATATAACTTTAACTATATATAGACTTTCAGTAAAATTATCAACTCCAACTGGAGTAAATGCAACTGACGATAGAACTGATGGAGTTAACGTAACCTGGAACGCAGTTTCAGGAGCCGCATATTACGGAGTTTGGTATGGAGGAGCACCAGCATACGATTCCTTGGCAGATTTTGGTGGCAATAGAAATGTTAATTTAATTACAGGAACTTCTTATTTAGATACTGCTATAAGTTCTGGCTCAAGTAGAGATTATTATGTTCAAGCATATAAGTCTGGAGATCTATCTGGGACTAAATCGGATTGGGGCGGACCAAACAATGGAACTAGAGCAGCACCCGCAGTAGTTATTACTTATGGTAACTGTGAGATTTATGGAAGTCCTTACTATACTAATAGCAGTTATGATTGTTATGGAGATTATAGTTATGCATGGACCGATAACTATTATTCTCAAAGAAGACAAATATTGTCTAATGGAGTTTGGAATGGTTCATACGACTATAGTTGTGCAAACACTTCAGTTAGAACTTATGGATCATTTTCTCAAGTAAACGGTCAATGCGGATATTCTCCACCATCACCAACCCCAGCAATAACTTCTGGTCCTAATATTAGTTGGGCTTCTGGCAACAACTTTACTTTATCGGCAAGCGCTTCAAATGCAACAAACCTTGAATTTCAAGTTGAATTTGCAAACCAATCTGGGGGGCCAGCTCTTTCTACACAGACCTTCTTCTTTGGAGCAAGCTCTGGTGGCGGAACAACAGGAGCTCAGCAATACTCATGGGCTAGAACAAGAGTAAGAGCAAACAATAGCAGCACTGGACTAAGTAGCAGTTTCTCTGGATACACAGGATGGGCATAAAATGATAACTAATATAGAAAAAATAGAAATAATGCAAAATAGAATTAATACAATGAATTTACACGTAACGTCTCTTCGTGAAGACATTTTACAAGCACCCTATGCAGAGCATGCTGAAAAGCCAACCAGGCAGTCCGTGCTAGATGATATTCTAGGCATTATTAATGCTTTAGAGATACAAAAGACAGCCTTGACTAATCAAGGCTAAATGCTATAATATGAAAGGAGGAACAAAATGACAACATTATTAACAAATGCAGATAAGCTGAGCGTAGTAAATCAGCATATCAAAAGTATAGATTTTCAACTTTATAATTTAGAGCTGGACTTGCTAGAGGCTAATGCTGAAGCAACGCCTAATGCTGAGAATATCTCATCATTAAATGTTAGAGTATCTTCTTTAACTGCAAAAAGAGTAGTCCTTGCCACAGAAGCGCTAGAACTAGAAGAATAGGAATAAAAATGGCAGACAAAGCAGAATTAATTATAACCGCCCTACAACAGCGTATAGGAGAAATCGTATCAAATTATGAAACTCAAATTGCAATACTTAGGGCAGAAATTACAAAGCTTATGGAAGAAAAGGATGCTAAGGTTGAAGCTGTTCAAGAATACGAAAACCACCTTAACGATCTCACAGCCAACTAATTTCCCTTCAGGTATTGCTGTTAAAACAGATAAAGATACCTATTGGATTAAAGACGGTAAAAGATATAGATTAATTTCTAATAGAGCCGCTCAGTCTTGGTGCTTTACTACGGTATTGGCAACAGAAGCGGCATTAACAGGAATTAAACTGGTAGGAAAACTAGGATTTAGAGACGGATCCTTGATAAAAAACCTAGCAGATGGTAAAATGTATTTAGTATCACAGAATAAATTAAGACATATAGTAGACCCAGATTCGTTTAACCGATATGGATTAGACAGATCTAAGGTAATAGAAGTGTCTGATAAAGAAATATCAGCCCATGATTTAGGAGAAAACATATAATGAGCGACACCTTTAATGATGGAGATCCAATTGACGCTACCCTATTACAGAAGTTAAAAACAGATGTAGCAAAAGCAACAGCACTAGCTGGTGCAAAAGTTAGCGCTGGTTCAAATATTCAGGTTGAGCCCAAGACAGTTGCTGAAATTACAGTACCTAAATTTTTTGGTGGGAAAACTGATCCTAAAAATGTTTCTAGTGGAAAGCGTACTACATATACAATTAATTATGCTGATGCTGGATTTTCTGGAAAGCCTTCAGCAATAACGCTAACGGCTATATGCAAAAGTGGTTTAGCGGATATAAAAGAGCCATCTATAATAAGCGGATCAGTTTCTAGCACTACGGCAGAGGTACAGATCTGGGGCTCAGGAGACACAAAGTCCATATCAATATTTTTTATAGCAGTTGAAAACTAGCCTATTGACATCCTAGTTCAATATGCTACAATTTAGATAATATTAAGGCCACAGACTTGTGGCCCTTTTTTCACGCAAGGAAACTAATGACAAACGATTTGAAGTGGATGCTATCATCTGATCAGCAATTCCCATATCAAGATGACAAGATGATTGCCTTGTGGTTTAAGGTAATGAAATGGTTTAAGCCAGATGTAGTTGATTACTTGGGTGATACAGATGACCAAGCCTGCTATAGTAAATATACAGAGGGAAGATCAGCAGAGTTTTTAAATTTACACAAGACAGATAGTCGTGACCTTATTGTTCCCATGATGCGTCATGAAGCAAAGGGCGCAAGAGATTTTTATACTAAGACTAGAGAAATGCTACCAGACGCACAACTATTTTCTGCTCTTGGAAATCACGATGTTAGAATTTTTAATTATGTAGATGCAAAGCTTCCAGACTATATTAACGAAGTAACTCCAGAAGCACTATGGGGGCTAGACTCATTAGGATACGATTACATTTATTATGACTCTCTGCCTAAGCAAAGATTTGGAGATGTTCATGTTCATCATGGAATTTCAATTGCTGCAACTGGTTCTGTTCGTAAAGACATGGAAGATCTTCAAGTATCACTTATTCGTGGGCACTCCCACAGAATTGCATCCCACCTTGTAACTTATGAATTAAGAAACAACGGGGAGGGAGAAACTTTGCGTGGCTATGAAATTGGACACATGTGCGATGAAAAGGGTCCAGGAATGAAATACACACAACACCACGACTGGCAAAAGGGATTTGCTATAGCCCATATTGTAAATGATTATCCTCACATTCAGATGATCCATGTTGCCCCAGATTACTCATGCGTTGTAGACGGGAAAGTTTTTGCGCTATGATGAAATGCCAAAAGTGTGGGGGCAGAGTATTTGTTGATAGAGTATTCTCTCAAAAATTACACACAGAATTATTTTGCATCCTTTGCGGTAAGCGATGGATGATTAATAAAGAAACGAGTGCTTTCGGTAAATGGCTGGAGAAAACAGACAGAGACTACGAAAAAAGTTCGTCTATTTCTTCTTAAATGGTAAAGTACATAAAGTACTAAGACTATCTAGAGCTAAAGACGAAGTAGTAGCGTGGTCCTATTTAGATAAAAAAAGAATGCTGTATTCCTATTCTCAGGTAGATAAGCATATGGAAAAGGCATATACAGTAGCAGAAGCAAGCAAAATTTTAGGCAGGCACAAGGTAACTATAGAGGAGTATATTTTGCAGGGTAAGGTAAAGCAACCCCAAAGAGTATATCCAATTAGTAATCCAGAAAGCACATGGTCTAAATATATGCTTAACGAAGCTAATATTCTAGATATCCACGAGTTCATTCTTGACGCAGGTCATATTAGAGACCTGCCTTCAAGATCAGAATTACAGGCTCTTCTCAAACACAATTTAATAATGTATACTAAGACAGAAGACGGAAAATTTGTACCTGTATGGAAGGCGGAGTAATGTCAACAAAAGTAAAAGTAGATCTATCATTTACTAGAAACCTAGGCAACTATGAAAGCATTAAGATTGGAATAGGCATAGAAGACGATGTTCGCCAAGGAGAAAATGTAGATACCGCTACAGAAAGAGTTTACGCATTTGTTGAGAACAAACTTATTGAAAAGACTCGTGAAGTAGAAGAAGAGCTCAAGCGTGGCAAATGAGCGAGAGTCTTATGTATTAATTGGGCTTTACGAAAAGCTGTACCTAGAAAAATATAATAAAAAGCCTAGGATAAATAAGTTTCGTGAAAAGTGGGCTATGCAGGACGTAATAGATAGCGTTGGCATGGACAGAGCAAAAGAACTTTTGGTATACTACTTCAAGACGACCAAGTCGGGCCACCCTCTTAGTTTCTTTTTCTACAATTTTGACAAGATAGATTATTTAAAAACAGAGCGTGAAAAGGATGCAAAGCATCGTAGGTTGCTACTACAGGCAACCAAGGAGTTAGTTGAAGGCGGGAATGAATGAATACAGAAGCCGAGTTGATCTCAGCAGTATGTAAGAACAAAGACATCAGTACCCTGCTCGCAGATAATGTAGATGAGATCTTTACTTCGCATAAAGATATTTGGGATTCGTTAAAAGCCTATTACTATAAGTTCAAAGCAGTGCCAGAAGCTGGAATCCTTATGGAAAGATTCAAGGACTTTGAGCCAGTAGATACAAAGGCAGAGACTGGTTACTATTTAGATAAACTAAAGAATGAATACCTAACTGGCAGACTAAAGAGTATTATTATTCAAAGTGGCTCAGCATTAAAAGAAGATGCAGCATCTAGAGTATTAGGTGACCTGCAGGCTAAGCTATCTCAGCTTTCTAAGTTTACAAATCATGTTCGTGACGTAGACGTAACAGATATTGAATTAGCAGAAAAACATTTCCTATCAGTTAAAGAGCGCTCAGCAATCATGGGAGGAGCTCCAGGAATTCTAACAGGCTTTGATGCAATAGACAAGGCATACCCTACTGGTATGGCTCCAGGACACCTTATAGTGGCCATTGGTTGGCCAGGACGTGGTAAGACATGGTTTACTTCCTATCTTGCCTGTAAGGCATGGGAGCAGGGCTTTAAGCCTATGATTGTATCTCTTGAAATGTCTCCAGAGAATATGCGTGATCGTATTTATACAATGATGGGTTCAGGATTGTTTCGTGCCTCAGACTTTGCGAGAGGTGACGTTAACGTAGATACGTTTCGATCATGGGGCCAGAAAAGGTTTGAGAATAAAAACGGATTTATCCTGGTATCTAACGAAGGCATGGGAGAAGTAAACGCTAATACTATTCAGGCTAAGATAGATCAACATAAACCAGACTTAGTTATTTTAGATTACCATCAACTGTTTTCTGATAATAAGCGTAGCACAGGTGCCACAGAGCGTAACATGAACGTGTCTCGTGAGTTTAAGATGCTTGCTATGACAAACAATATTCCAGTTATTGATATTACCGCAGCAACTATGGACGACATTACAGATCAAGATGCACCTCCTATGCTTAGCCAAGTTGCTTGGTCTAAGGCTATTGAGTATGATGCAGATATGGCCATAGCTATTCATAAGTATACTGATACCAACATGATTGAGGTTGTGAGCAGAAAGAACCGCCACGGAATGGAGTTTAATGTCTTTTTAGATTGGGATATCAATAGAGGTATCATCAAAGAAATTTATGAGAATCCTTTTGCAAATGACGCATCGAAGAATTAAAAGATTTCAAATAGATGTAGAGTTTCATGACAACGCTCAGCTAATAAGCTTAAGACCTCAGTACGAAAACTTGTTAATTCAGGATATGAGGGGTAAAGGATATGTTCGGGTGCTTGACATAGATCCAGCATTTTCGGTAGACTTTACTGGTGAGACGTGGAAGTTCTTAATGAGCATTCACGGAGTATATGTGGGAAAGAAGAAGGCATGGCAATCAGAGGGTATAACACAAGGGAAGTCGATACCACGCACTACACGCCAAACCATATCAAAGCCATCTTAAGATCTATAGGTCTTGAGATTGTTGGCGAAACTGGTAATGACTTTCTGTGCTACTGCCCATTTCATTCTAACAGACATACCTCAAGCTTTAGCGTTAGCCGTGAGAAGGGTGCATTTATATGCTTTAATCCTTCCTGCGGTGAAGCTGGAACTTTGCAAGAGCTTGTAAAACGTGTACTAAATAAAAACGAGTTTGAGGCTATGAGGTTCATATCTTCAAAAGAAGCAGAGTCTCTAGAAAACTTTGATGAGTTGCTTTCAGAGGCAATGGAAGATAAGCCTATGTTCCAGGAGTTTTCTTCTGATATATTAAATAAGCTGCACTCCGAACTTATATCTACAAAAGAAGGGGTTGAGTATTTTAAAAGCAGGGGTATTAATCAGGAGTCCGCAAATTACTTTGACCTAGGATATTCATCTAACATGAAAATGGTAACCGTTCCAGTACACAGTCCAGACGGAATGGCAATAGGTCTAGTTGGCAGATCAATAGAAGGTAAATCATTTAAGAACAGTACTAACCTGCCAAAGAGCAAGACACTATTTAATATTCATCGTGCCAAGAAAATTGGTGACCATGTAATAGTAGTGGAGTCCAGCTTTGATGCAATCCGTGTGCATCAAGCTGGATTTCCTAATGTAGTGGCTACCCTAGGGGGATTTCTTTCTAAGGAACAGCACAGCCTACTAAATAGACATTTTAATAAAATAACTGTTATGACTGATGCTGATCAGGCTGGAAGAGACCTAGGCAAAAGTATTGTTACTAAATTAAAGTTTAAGGACCTCTTGTGGGCTTCGCATGAATATGGTAAGATATATCCACATGGTGCAAAAGATGCTGGAGATTTAACTGATGAAGAAATTAAGGCATGCATTAAAAATTCTGTATCCGATATAGAATACAGATCTTGGAACTCGTGATATAATAAAAATACAGATGGATTTATACCATCAACTATAAAGGAGAAATATATGAGTATAGTAAAGGGTCTGAAAGACCTAAACAAGGCACTAGATAAGCCTACCTACAGTGGTGGGGATGAAAACAAAGGCCGCTGGCTAAAGATTGAAGACGGCGAAAGCGTAAAGATTAGGTTCCTACAAGAGCTTGATCCAGATTCACCAACATACAACGACAAGCTAGGTTGCGGTTTTATTGCGTTAGAGCACACGAATCCAAAAGATTATCGTCGAAAGGCTCTGGACACAATGGAAACAGAAGGACGTGACTGGGCTAATGAACAGCATCGCAAGGATCCAAAGGCTGGCTGGAAAGCCAGGACCCGCCTATATATCAACGTCTTAGTAGACGATGGTAAAGAAGAGCCATATGTTGCAATTCTTTCACAAGGTACAAGCGGTAAAACAATTACACCTACCTTAATTGAATACGCTGGCGAGATGGGAAGCATCACTAACCTGATGTGGAGAATTAAGCGCAATGGTTCAAAGACAGACACAAGTTATACAATTATTCCATTAGCAAAAGACGAAACTCCATTTGATTTCACTTCGCTAGAATTGTATGACCTAGAAAAAACAGCAGTGCGTCACGTTACATATGCGGAACAAGAAGCCTTCTATATGGGCGAAGGTGGACAGCAAGAAGAGTCTTCTGCTTCAAGTAGCAGCGTAGACTGGTAATACAAAGTTAAAGGCGGAGAATTAATGTCATTCACACATCTTCATGTGCATTCATACTATTCATTAATGGATGGCCTTAATTCTCCTGCCGAACTTGTAAAGGCTGCAAAAGATGCTGGGCAAACATCGTTAGCAATTACAGATCACGGAACATTGTCTTCACACAGAGAAATGCAGATAGCTTGCAAAGATCAGGGAATCAAACCCATACTCGGAGTAGAAGCGTACATATCCCCTACGGATAGATTTGATCGCTCCTCTAAAACAGATAAATCAATTCAGGCATACAATCATATAATTTTATTGGCTAAAAATAAAAAGGGCTTAGAAAACATTAATGCCTTACAAGAGCTTGCTTGGAACGAAGGGTTTTATCATAAACCAAGAATTGACAGAGAGGTTTTAAATGATTATAGCGAAGGCATTATCGTTCTCAGCGGATGTCTTAATGGACTCATTAGTAAGGCTATCGATAAAGGTAACATGGAGGAAGCAGAACTTCTTCTCAAAGGCTTTAAACAAACTTTCGGACAAGATTTTTACGTGGAAGTGCAATCACATAACCCTGTGGAGATCAACTCCGCCCTTTTAGAATTAGCAGACAAACTTAAAATTAAGGCGGTGGCAACAGGAGATGCCCACTTTGCTAAAGAAGAAGATCGTGTATTAGAAGAAGCTATGCTTATTTTATCTACATCTCCAAAGGCAGACAAAGAAGCAGACTTTGATATGTCCCGTAATATAAAGGATATGCTAGACAGGTTTAATTACTTATATCCAGATAGAAAGATCTCATTTGTCGACTATAATTTATTTATCCAGACAAGGGCAGAAATAGAGGCAGACTTTAATAAGGCTGGAATTAATAGAACAGATATATATGATAATACTATGGAGATTGCTGAAAAGGTTGGAGAATACGATTTTAACAGTGGATTAGACCTCCTCCCAGTCCCTAAGACCAATGCGGACAACAAACTCCGTGAGATGGCCTTAGAAGGCCTTAGAGCACTAGATCTGCAGGATAGCACAGAGTACCTAGATAGGCTTGAGGAAGAGTTATCTGTAATTAAAGATAAGTCATTTGCCTCATATTTCTTAGTGGTTGCAGATATGATTAACTGGGCAAAAGAAAATAATATTATGGTTGGTCCAGGTCGTGGCTCTGCAGCAGGCTCATTGGTTTGCTATGCGCTAGGAATTACAGACGTCGACCCAATTAAATATGGGCTTCTATTTTTTAGATTTATTAACCCAGAACGTAACGATTTTCCAGATATTGATACAGACTTTGAAGATCGTCGTCGCAAAGAGGTAAAAGACTATCTAAAGAAAAAGTTTAAGCATGTTGCATCTATTTCTACATATACTTATTTTAAAGATAAGGGAGTTATTAGAGATGCTGCTCGTGTATTCATGGTTCCATTGTCTGACGTTAATCGTGCAATGAAATCTATTGACACCTTCGAGGACTTTATGGATTCCCCAAATACAAAAGAATTTAGAATGAAGTACCCAGAAGTTGTTTGGTTGGCAGAAAGACTACGTGGAAAGATTAGAAGCGTAGGTGTTCACGCAGCTGGAGTTGTTGTTGCCAAAGATGATTTACGAAAGTTTGCTCCAGTAGAATCTCGTGCAGATGCCAGCGATCCTGTATCTGGTAGAATTCCAGTCGTCGCATACGACATGGATACGGTTGCTGATATAGGTCTTATTAAACTAGATGCACTAGGACTTAAGACTTTATCAGTGATCTCAGATACATTAAAGTCTATTAAGGATAGAAGCGGAAAGAAGATTGACTTATCTAAGCTTCCTTTAGATGATGCTAATGTTTATAAAACCTTGAGCGAAGGATACACAAAGGGAGTATTTCAGGCTGAAGCAACTCCTTATACAAACTTGTTGATTAAAATGGGAGTCAGCGTGTTTGAAGACTTAGCAGCATCAAATGCTTTGGTTCGTCCAGGAGCTATGAATACTGTTGGTGCTTCATACATTAAGCGTAAGCACGGTCAAGAAGCAGTTCAGTATATTCATCCTATCATGAAACCCTTTACCGAAAATACATACGGAGTTATTATTTATCAAGAGCAGGTTATGCAAGCCTGCGTACACCTAGGAGGAATGACCTGGTCAGAGGCTGACAAGGTTCGTAAAATTATTGGAAAGAAGAAAGATGCAAAAGAATTTGACGAATTCAAAGATAGGTTTATTGTTGGGGCTTCAAAGCACATTTCGAAGAAGCAAGCCGAAACGCTCTGGCATACTTTTGAGGCTCATGCTGGGTATTCTTTTAACCGTTCCCATGCTGTTGCTTACTCTATGCTCTCTTATTATACTGCTTGGCTCAAGACTTATTATCCTTTGGAATTTATGTTCTCGATTCTTAAAAACGAAAACGACAAGGACGTAAGAACAGAATATTTAATTGAGGCTAAGAGGCTTGGCCTAAAGGTTTTGCTGCCTCATATCAATGAGTCAGACATATACTTTTCTTTGCAAAAAGATGCAATCAGATTTGGATTAGCAGAAGTTAAATTTATTTCTGATAGCATTGCTAATAAGTTGATGGACAAAAGGCCATTTACAGATTACAAGGATTTTATTGAGAAAGCTTCTAAAAAGGGAAGCGGTATTAATAGCAGAGCGATATCAGCATTGAATGCAATTGGAGCAGCAGCTTTTGAAGATAATCCTAGGGCAGGCAATGAAAAAGATAACTACTACGAGTATCTAGGCATTCCCACATTTAATCTAGACCTACCGCCAAGAATTAAAACTCAAGCAAGGCCTATCTCTGAATTTGATGACCTAGGTTCATTCGTTATGTTTGGAATGGCTAAGTCAATTAAAAGAGGAAACGGCTGGGCAAGAATTGAATTGGTAGATGAAACTGGATCTATTGGTCTATTTCATAATGAGCAAACTCCAATTGAAACTAATCAGATGTACTTTATATTAGTTGGAGATAATAGAATTGCAAGGTATGTAAAGGTGCAGGATATTAATCCTCAATCCAAGGATTCATTTGTAGACTTCTTATATCGTAAAGAGTATGCTCTTGAAGAGAACCAGTACTTTGTGGTAGACTTTACTCCATATAAAACAAAAGCTGGCAAGACTATGGCTCACATTGTAATGTCAGATAAAGATAAGAATTTAACTAGAGCTATTGTTTTTTCTAGTATGTATAAAATTGCCTTAGCAAAAATGCGTGAGGGAATGGTGTGCCAAGTAGTTTTGTCTAAACTAGATGACGGCACCTTAATGGTAAAGGAAATAAAGTGACAGACGATATCGAGGGCTTGGTAACATCTATAAGTATAAATCAGGTTCTAGTCGCTATTCTAGAAGAGTATGGTAAATTAACAGTACCTACTTTAAGATTCCTGGATGCTGGAAGTTCAGAAAAAGAATTAGTTATTGACTATAACGAAGAAGATCCATCATTTACATTTAGCTTAAGAGAGACAAAATCTAATTTAAATGATACAATAGAAGAAGAGAGAATAGAGCAATAATGAAAATTTTACTAGATGATATATTGGCAAAGCTAGATCCAAAAACAAGAGCAAGAGTTCAATCAGCACAGAATGTTGTTGTTGAAAAACAAAAAACACCAAGCATTGGATTAAACATGGCTCTTCGTGGGGGTCTAGGGTACGGTAGACAGGTACTTGTATGGGGCAATAAGTCTGCTGGAAAATCTTCTTTTTGTTTACAGATGATAGCGATTGCTCAGAAAGAAGGCAAGACTTGTGCGTGGATTGATGCTGAAGCTTCTTACGATCAGGCATGGGCAGAATCTTTAGGCGTAGACTCATCTAAGTTAATTTATTCTTCAGCAAAAACAGTTAATGATATGGTTGATGTTGGAGTAAAACTTATGGAAGCTGGAGTAGATATGATTGTTGTTGATTCTATATCTGCATTGCTTCCAGGAATTTATTTTGAAAAAGATGGAAATGAAATGAAAGATTTGCAAGATACAAAGCAAATCGGCGCTGAAGCAAAGGATATGACCCACGCAGTCAAGATGTTAAACTATGCAAACAAAAACACACTACTTGTACTCATCTCACAACAACGAAATCAATTTGGATCTATGCATGCTAGTCACATCCCCACAGGTGGCATGGCAGTCAAGTTCTTTTCTTCCACTGTCATTAAACTCTGGTCGTCTGAGGCTGAGGCGAATGCTATTAAAGCTGGGATTAAAGTTGGCGACAAGATCATTGAACAAAGGGTTGGACGACCAGTTAACTGGATTATTGATTACAACAAACTTGGTCCCCCAAATCTATCGGGACAGTACGACTTTTATTACCAAGGGGAAACTATTGGTGTAGATGGTATCGGCGAAACCCTAGACGTTGCAGAAATGTGTGGCGTTGTAGAAAAGGGCGGGGCTTGGTATACAGTTAATGGAGAAAGACTTCAAGGCAGAGCCAAAGCGGTTCAGTATCTTAGAGATAACCCAGAGGTTGCAGATACACTTCGTGAGGAGATTGATGCCAAATCTAGATGAGTTTTTAAATAAAGATATTAAGCAAAAGGAATATGAGTTAGAACGCATTCCAGGCCTTAAAGCCTGTGCTAAGTGTGATGAAGATGTCAACGGTGCCACATGGGATCCAATAGAATTAGTTATGTCTTGGACATGCTCTAAAGGACACAATACAATTTTTAAGGTTAACTAGTGTCAGAAAGATCAGAAGTAAAAAGAGATGGCGCTAAGGCTCAAAAGAATAGTGGTCGTGGGGATTATCAAAAGGGTGATGCTAAATGGAACCAGTTTCTTGTAGACTATAAAGAAGCATCTAAATCTTTTACTTTAAATAAAGAAGTTTGGGCAAAAATATGTACAGATACTTTTAAAGTTAATCGAGATATACACCCAGCATTAAAGATTATTATTGGAACGGATTCCAAGGTTAGACTTGGAATTATTGAGTGGGCAGTTCTAGAAGAATTGATCCAGTTTTGGGAGGACAACAATGACTAGCATGCTACTGATATCTTTAGCTTGTTTTGTAATTGGTTACGGACTAGGTTTGTTTGTAGATAAATGGGATAAGAGGATTAAAAATGGCGGAAGATAAAAACACCCTTGAGCTAATAAGTCAGATCACAGAGTTTAATGATCTACACGAGTTCATGAAGGATGAACACCTAGACAAGGCCTTGGCTATTGTAGTAAAGCTATTATTAAATCCAGATGTTCCGTCCGCTAAATCCCCTATGCTTATTATGGAGTTACAGGCAATGTCAACAAAGTTTGCTGTTATGGCTTCGTACTATTCAACCATTGCAAAAGATAAAGCTGGAACCACAAATAACAATAAAAAGAATGTTTATTACTCACTAAAGGAATCTATAGACAAGCTAGTAGATGCACTTAAGTATGTAGTTAGGTACAACTAATGATTCAAAAAAGAATTATGCTGGTGTTTATTTTTATTGGTTCAGCAATAGGATTGTTTGTTTTAAATTCTAATCAACCAGAGTGCATTAACCTATACTTAGACTACGGAAATAATTCTACAGTAGAAAAGAAATGCGTCAGTGCCAGTGGTAAAGTTAATTCTTTAGATCTATTAAAGACAAATGGGTATAATATAGAGGGAACAGTAAAGTATGGAAATGCTGTTGTCTGCAGAGTAAATAATTTTCCCAACAACAGTGTTGAAAAATGCCAAGACATGCCACCAGAAAATGCATATTGGGCCGTGTTAGTAAAAAAGAATCAGGCCTTGCCATTTCCAAGAAATGAATGGGGCTGGGCACAAAAGGGAATTAATGAAACTTTTGTCGAACCAGGAGACCACCTTGGCCTAGTATTTTCTACTAAAGGAGAAGTAAGATGGCCGTAGAATTATTAGAAAAAAAGGTTAAGAATAAATCTTTTCCAGTATTAATTATTGCTCAGCTTTTTATAACAGTTTTTGCTTTATCTGTAGTTAATGAAATTGCAGTAGATGTTTGGCGTTCTTTAAGGGGTCACTGATGGTTCATTTAACTAAGATATATACTAAAACTGGTGATGATGGACAAACTTCTAACGCTAATAACGAAAGGGTGTCTAAGACTAGCCCTATAATGGAAGCGATAGGTGCTGTAGATGAGGCCAACTCTGCTATTGGAATGGCAACCGATGAGTATAATGATATTATTGAAAGAGTTCAGAGCGACTTATTTGATCTTGGCGCAGAGCTTGCAGGTGCTTCAACAATAACAATATCTGAAAACAGAGTAACATATTTAGAAAATGTAATTGATGACTATAATGAATATCTAGAACCTTTAAGATCTTTTGTTTTACCAACAGGACCACTGCACAATGCAAGGACTGTTGTAAGAAGGGCAGAGCGTGAAGTTTGGAAGATAGAAAACGTAAATCCAAACATTGCTAAGTATTTAAATCGTCTATCAGACTTATTGTTTGTTATGGCTAGATATCACAATAAAGGAAAAGAAAAAATGTGGGTGCCAAACAATGGCTAGAGACATAGTAAAGAATCTTAAATTTAAAAAGCATACAGGTAAGTTCTTTGATCCAGAAAAGTTTGCCACATTGCTTGATGAAGCGTATAGAAATACAAAGCGTCCTGATGGAGACATGACCAAGAAGTCATTTAGTCCTAGCTCTTTAGGGTATGGCCATGGAACTTGCCCTAGATATTGGTATATGGCATTTAGTGGTGCAATGTTTATTGATGATAATGATGCAGTTGCCGTTGCTAACATGGCACAAGGTACACAGGCACATGAAAGACTTCAAAATTTAATTAAAACTATGCCAGAGTGGAGAGCGGAAGAAGAAGAAATTATTAATGACTATCCTCCTATTCGTGGCTTCATAGATTTAATTATGGAATACGATGGAGAGACTGTTATCGGTGAAATCAAGACTGCTAAGCAAGAGGTTTGGGATGCTCGTCAATCTGAAATGAAACCAACTCCAAACCACATGCTACAGCTTTTGACGTACATGAAGTTGAAGAATGCAAAAGAGGGATTCTTTTTATATGAAAACAAGAATACCCAAGAGCTTATAGTTATTCCAATTTCAATGAACGAAAAAAATACTAAGATAATTGAAGATACTTTTATCTGGATGATGGAAGTTTGGGATAACTTTAAGGATGGCGATCTTCCAATGAAGCCAGCAGGGGCATCCAAGTACAAGCTACCCTGCACATATTGTCCAGTAAAGAAAGAATGCTATTCAAAAGAAACTCCAGTCGGAACCGTTCAGATAGAATTGTTTGCGGTACCCAAGACATGATTTGCGCTAACAAAGATTGTGCTAAGGAGTTTGAACCAAAAACACATAACCAAAAATACCATAATGACGAGTGCTGCAGAGTTGCAACAAATAAAAGAATTATGGAAAAGTATTATGAAAAGAAAGCAATTAGGCAGGGCGCAACTCGTGGCTGTAAGAAATGCGGGGCACAGCTTAGCAGATATAATGACACTACTCTTTGTGCATCTTGCCAGAAAAAAATAGACATTACGCAAAGATCTACTATATTGGACAGGCTAAATGAAATTAGCTGACCTTGTAAAGACTAAGGCTAATAGGGTGCTAGGTATAGACGCCTCTACAAACTCAATTGCTTTTTGCCTAATGGAAAACGATATTCCTCTTAAGTGGGGTAAGGTTGATCTGGTTGGCTCAGACATATACGAAAAGATATATGATGCTAAGGTTAAAATGCATGCAATGCTTGATGAGTTAAAAAGTGACTACATTGCTGTAGAGGGAGCCATCCTTGTAAGATCTCCCGATGCTGTAATAAAACTATCTTATGTTTACGGAGTAGTTATTGCTGAGCTTATGGCTACTGGCTCTAGCGTTATCACAATTTCTCCAAGTTCTTGGCAAGCATACATTGGAAACAAGAACCCCACAAAGGATGAGAAGGCGGGTATAAGAGCAAAGAATCCAGGCTACGCAGACTCTTGGTATAAAACTCAGCTACGTAATATGCGTAAACAAAGAACAGTAGAATACTTTAATAAAAAATATAGCATTAATTTAAACGACTTCGACGTAGCAGACTCATTTGGAATTGCTCATTATGCTAACAAGGTTTTAACAGAACGATGAAGCTGTATCAAAGTAAAGAGTGGCTATATAGAAGATATGTAGTTCAAAAGAAAACGGTAACAGAAATAGGAAAAGAATGTAATGTATCTGCTATGACTATACAGAGATACCTAGACCAGTTCGGATTGATTAAAAAAAGATGAAAATTTATGAGGGTAGTAATAGCCAGGCAGGGCAAGAATCATTTGTGCTTAGCTCTTTAAAAGAAAAGAGAAACGGATATTACTTAGAGATAGGCGGATACCACTCTCGATATGACAGCAATACCTATCTTCTAGAAACACAGTATGGGTGGAGTGGTGTGGCATTAGAAATAGACAAAGAAAGATCAGATGAATATAATTCAAATAGATCTAATCCATGTTTAACTGCCGATGCAACCACCTTCGACTACCTAGAATATCTTGAAAACAATAATTTTCCAGATCGCATAGATTATTTACAAATAGACATTGAGCCTGCATTCCAGTCTTTAAAAGCTCTAGAGGCACTACCCCTTGACAGATATAGGTTCTCTATTGTAACATTTGAACATGACCTTTATGCAGATCAAAACAATCTTATAGTAAAAGAAAAGGCAAAAGAAATATTTAAAAAGTTTAACTACGTTCTTGTAAAAGAGAATGTAGATCATGAAGGAAAAATATTTGAGGACTGGTGGATAGACTCAGATATATACAATAGAAATGGGGAATAAAATGGCGGGATATCCAGAAAAAGAAAAAGGCTATCAGATGTGGGTTACAGATCTTCAATTAATGGCAACATCTGCCCCATCAGGCAATAAGATTATTAGAGAGTGTCTTGAAATAGCAGGAATGCTAATTGAAAAGAATATATCATACGGAGACTCAGCCTTGTCCCCAATTAGAATATTCTCTCAGGCGGATAATCAAGAACAAATTAAAATTCGTATTGATGATAAGATAAATAGAATTAAGAATGGCTCAGGATTTGCAGGAGATAACGATATTGATGACATGATTGGTTATTTGATCCTGCTTAAAATTGCTAAGAAACTTGCTATTTCAGTCGACTAAGAGTATACTCTAGTATATGTCTGATATAGAGTTGACCCACCATTTTGACCGCATGAACACTGTTGTGTCAGAATTGCTTAAAGGTAATAACCCTACCCAAATCGCCGCCATAACAGGCTTTAAGAGGGCCGAAGTAGTTGAGTTGATAGATGAGTGGAAGACAGTTGCTCACAACGACACAGCGGCCCGTGACAGGGCTAAAGAGGCTATATCTGGAGCAGACCGACACTACGCAATGCTTATTAAAGAAGCTTGGAAAACCGTAGAGGATGCAGACACACAGGGCCAGCTAAATGTTAAGTCTGGCGCATTAAAATTAATTGCAGATATTGAAGGCAAGCGAATTGGAATGCTTCAAGAAGTAGGACTACTTGATAATGCAGAGCTGGCAACACAAATTGCGGAAACAGAAAAGAAGCAAGACATACTCGTAAAGATATTAAAAGAAGTTACGGCTACCTGCCCTAAATGTAAAATGGAGGTTGCAAAGCGCCTTTCTCAAATAACTGGAGTAGTCGAGCCTGTTATTATTGATGCGGAGGTCACAAGTGGATCTTAATTTTAATGATCTGATTGACATGCTGGATGGCGAAGAGTTTGATGAACGCCCCGTAGACTTAAGAACGTTTGTGCAAAGCCCCGATTATTTGGGACTACCACCTCTATCCGAACACCAATATACTCTTATTGAAAAGAGCTCACAGATTTATAAAGAGTCTACACTAGTCAAACTGTTTGGTGAAGACGAAGGCGTCAGAATGTTTAAGCAAACAGCTAACGAAGTTGTTGCTCAGCTAGGAAAAGGATCTGGAAAAGATTATTGCTCTACAATATCAGTAGCATACATAGTTTATTTATTGTTGTGCCTTAAAGATCCAGCAACATATTATGGAAAGCCTCCTGGAGACTCAATTGATATTATCAATATTGCAATCAACTCGCAGCAGGCAAATAACGTATTCTTTAAGGGTTTTAAGACACGAATAGATAAGTCGCCATGGTTTACTGGGAAGTATGAAGCAAAAGCTTCTGAGATGAAATTTGATAAAGCCATAACAGTACACTCAGGTCACTCAGAGCGTGAGGCCTGGGAAGGATATAACGTTATCGTAATCATTCTTGATGAGATCTCAGGCTTTGCCACAGAAAATACAAGCGGCCACGAGCAGGCTAAAACTGGTGGGGCTATATATGATATGTATAGGGCATCAGTAGACTCACGTTTTCCAGATTTTGGTAAAGTAATTCTTCTTTCATTTCCTAGATATAAGAATGATTATATACAGCAAAGATACGACGATGTCGTTGCAGAAAAAGAAGTTGTAACTAGAACTCATCATTTTAAATTAGACGAAGACCTTCCAGATGGAACTGAAGGTAATGAATTTGATATTGAGTGGGAAGAAGACCATATCATTTCATACAAGTATCCTAAGATGTACGCTTTAAAAAGACCTACGTGGGAAGTTAATCCAGTAAGAAAAATTGAAGACTTTAAGGTTGCTTTCTACAAAAATTACACAGATGCGTTAGGAAGATTTGCCTGTATGCCAACAGATGCAGTAGACGCATTTTTTAAGTCTAGAGAAAAAATTGAGAATGCATTCAAGAACACTGCACTAGCCGTAGATAACTTTGGAAGGTTTGAGGATTGGTTTGCCCCAGATCCAGATAAAGAATATTTCATACACGTCGATCTTGCACAAAAGCACGACCATTGTGCAGTGGCAATGGCACACGTAAAGAAGTGGGTTAATGTTAAGGTAACAGATACATATTCTCAGCCAGCACCAATTGTTGAAGTAGATGTTGTAAGGTATTGGACTCCAACCCCAGACAAATCAGTGGACTTTACAGAAGTAAAAGATTATATCCTGTCTTTAAGATCAAAGGGTTTTAAGGTAAGAATATGTACATTTGATAGATGGAACTCTCACGACATGATGCAGCAATTAAAGCAGTATGGAATTAATACAGAAACTTTATCTGTTGCTAAAAAGCACTATGACGACATGGCAATGGTTGTGGCAGAAGACAGGCTAGACGGCCCCCACATCCCTTTGCTGATAGACGAATTGCTTCAGCTTAAAATTATGAGAGATAAGGTTGATCACCCTAGAAAGGGTTCTAAAGATTTAGCTGATGCTGTATGCGGTGCCATATTTAATGCCATTAAAAGAAGCAGGCCTTCTAATAATGAAGAAATAGATATACATACATACAGTTCTCTAAAGTGGGACAGAGAAGATGAAGATGATACAAATGTTATTAATATGATAAGAGCACCGAGAATGCCTCAACACTTATCAAATGCACTAGAAGGAATGGAAATAATATGAGCGTATATCAAGAGCGGGCTAAAGAATGCAAGTGTTGTGGAAAACACGTACCTCTGCCTACTACATTAAAAGAATATCAAGGTGTTATACTTTGCCCAACAAGTTTTGCAAACGTTATAGAGTATAAAAGAATTTGGAAGTCAATTGGCAATAGGCCTACTGGTAGTATAAGAAAACATTTTTCTGATTATGTACAACAAGTAGTTGAGAGTACTATTGACAAGAATGAGGACGGAACGTTATAATAAAACTAGGCAACAGTAGCTTAGTTGGTTAGAGCCCCGAACTCATAATTCGGTAGTCGTAGGTTCAAGTCCTACCTGTTGCACAAAAGGAGATGGTGTGAGCGAAGAAGAAGATCAATACGATGCCGATAGACTAGCCTACTATATGGAAATAGGTGCAGTTACTTTAGAGGGCATGGACGAAAATGGAGAGCTTATTTATGCCATTAGCGAAGATGCAGAAACTTTAGCTCCAGAATTATGGCAGTCTCACACAGAATATGTAAATAGATCCCTAATGGAATTATATGAAGATGGCTTAGTTGAAATAGAGTATGACGAAAACCTAGAAGCAACTATTCATTTAAGTCCAGAAGGACGCAAGATTGCAAGGGAAAAGGGCCTGATCGATATGGATATTGATTGGGATATTCCGAACGACTAGAATATGATATAATATATTTAGGTCGCCGTAAGGGGCCTAAACAAATTAACTTATTCGCTTGAAGGAGGAATAAAATGGTAACAACATACACATGGGATCTTTTCAAGGATCCCTTTTTCATTGGATTTGATAGAGCTTTAGATACATGGAGCCACGCTCAAACAGTATCAAGTGCAACTAACTATCCACCATATAACGTAATCAAGGTAGACGAAGACAACTTTGTTGTCGAACTAGCCGTTGCTGGATTTGCTAAGACAGATATTGATGTATCAACAGCAGACGGCAAGCTCACTGTAAAGGGAGAATTAAACACAGAGGATAACGATTCGAAGTTTATCCATCGTGGAATTGCTGCCCGTAAATTTACTCGTGAGTGGGCCCTTGGTGAATATATGGAAGTAAAGGCAGCGGAACTAAAAGATGGAATGCTTAAGATTGATATTGTACGCATTCTGCCAGAAGAGAAGAAGCCAAAGACCATCAAGATCAAATAAATAGTATAATAGAAACCTGCACCCCGTCACTGGGGAGTCGCAGACTGTTCGGGTCGCTACCCGAAGGATGGACCTGAGCATGTCCTCAAACTGCTCCTTATAATTTAAGGAGAATCATGTTCGAGTATTATGTTAAAAAGGTTACAAAGGTTGTGGACGGAGATACAATCGATGTAGAGATAGATCTTGGATTTGATATCTCATTTAGCTCAAGAGTAAGGCTAGCTGGTATAGATACACCAGAAAGTAGAACTACAGACAAAATGGAAAAAGCACTAGGCCTTGAAGCAAAAGCTTATCTAAAGCGTGAAATTGAAGCTGCCAAAACTGTTGTCATCAAAACAGAAAAAATGGACTCATCAGAAAAGTACGGAAGAATTTTAGGTTGGCTGTTCCTTGATGGATCAGAAGTTTCTATGAATGAAAAAATGATTGCAGATGGACATGCCTGGGGATACTTGGGAGACACTAAGGTTAAAGACTTTAACGCCTTAGCAGAGAAGAGAAAAAAGAGCGGTAAGTAATGCCTGTATATGAATACAAGTGTTCGTATGATGATGCACATGCAACAATGTCAGTACATAGATCAATAACCGATACAGATCCAGGTTACACATGTGTTGAATGTGAGTCACAAATGACTAGACACTTTACACCATTTGGTATACAGTTTAAGGGTAATGGTTTCTATAAAACAGATAATCCTAAATAACATTAGTGGTATAATTATTAAGTAAGCAAAGATATTGCATTACTTAGGAGATACCTAGTTGACTAGAAAGTTACAGTATTTTTTAACCAGCCTTTTTATAATCGGCTGGCTTTTCCTTTTTAGTCCTAATTTTGCTAATGCTAATGAGCCACCAGCACCTGCAGAGCAAGTTGTAGTAAGCCCTGCACAGCAAGCAGTTAACACAGCAATTGCAACAGCAACTACAGAAGTTGCACAAGCTGCTGCAGCAGCAGATACAGCAACAGTAACCATAGCCACTGCAGTTGAATCAGTAACAGCGTCTAACGCTGCCGTAGCAGCAGCAACTACGGCGGTAGCAGAAGCAACTACGGCGGTAGCAGAAGTATCAAATGTATCTTCAGCAGTAGAAACTGCAACAACAGTTGTTCAAACAATTACTTCAACGGTAACAGCAGTTACACAGGCTGTATCCGCAATACCAGCAACAGCCACAACCCAAACACCAGAGGTTGTAGCGGCACAAGCAGTAATAACGCAAGCCGTTACTACTGTAGATTCTGCAGTAGCCACTGTGATAGCAACAGCAACTCCATTAATGACAGAGACCCCAACCACCGTTGCACAAGTAGCCACAGCAATTGCAACAGAAGTTGCCCAGTCAGAAACAGCCACAGTTTTAGTTCAATCAGCACAAACAGCAATAGATACGGCCACTACAACAGTTGCTACAGCAACTACGGCAGTGGCAGCAGTAACACCTGCACGGACAGAGGCTCAAACACAATTAACTCAAGCAAACGTAGCAATTAATAACGCTCAAGATGCAGTCAATGCTCTAGCGGCAACCATTGGCACTACCACAAACGTTTTATCTAATGTAGATGACGCTGGTGTTCGAATGAACCTTCCATTTAATTTACAGATGGGCGGAGTCACATATAATAATGTTTTTGTAGGATCTAATGCGACAATCACCTTTGGAGTAAACGAGGGTGCGAATTATTATTCTACGCCTAATGCACCTTCCATTTCTATAGCAGGGTATGACTGGACTACTTGGAGTAATGGATCTGGAATTACATACTCAACAACTACCAATACACTTAGCGTTGCTTGGGATCTTAGAGTATTTCCACTAACTACTGCCGATACACAAATGACTCAAGTTAGATTTAACGCAGATGTGAACCCATCAGATGGTGCCTGGCAGGCAGATGTAAGCGTGACTGGACCAATCCCAAATGGTGCTAGATTTAACGTAAGAGAGACTACAAATGGTCCCGTAACAAATATTAGTAATACAAGCACTACTACGGGATTTACTGGAACAATTAGTCAAGGCGCTGCATTTACTCCCACCCCTGATCCAGACAATGCAACAGTATTGGCAGCAATTGATACAGCAAATGCACAGATTGCTACATTAAACTCAGCAGTTACTGCTATTGTTGCAACAAATACAGCAAATACAAATACAGTTATTGCACCAATTGCAACTGTTTCACAAAATACTGTAACGGAATTATCAGCAGCAAGCACAACATTGACTGAAAAGGTGGCAGACCTTGCAATTGTTTCTACAGCCGTAGAAAAAGTAACTGCCGCACCTACAATATTAGCAGTAGCACAAACAGTAATTGATACAGTTCCTGCACCAGCCCCTACTCCACCTGCACCAGC